TTTTCTTAGACAGAAATATCTCTGAGCAATTGACTGTGGGTGGTACTGATTTATATATCCATAAATATGCAGGACCATTAGATCAAGGACCTTCAACAGATTTTACACAGCCTCAATACGATGCGATGGAGCCAACAAACATACAAGACTTGCTGTTCTTAGAGAACAGAGATCGAAAGTATGAGAAGGATATATATCGATTACGTGGTCATTACTCTGTACAAAACTTAGACTTTGATCTCAGTCAATTCGGTTTATTCTTAAGTAATGACACTATTTTCATCAATGTACATTATAATGACATGATGGACATCTTAGGCAGAAAAATGATGGTAGGTGATGTGATCGAATTACCCCACTTGCTTGATTATGATCCATTAAACGATGATGCAACTTTATTCCCCACAGCACTAAAAAGATTTTATCAAGTTACAGATGCTAACTTTGGAAGTGAAGGCTTTGCAATTGATTGGTACCCTCATCTATGGCGTATCAAATGTGAGAAGTTAGTAGATAGCCAAGAGTTTCAGGATATCTTACGTGCTCCAGATGATATAGATAATTATTTAGGAGACTGGGACAAGAACAAAACTTACCCTGCAGGGTATGTAATGACATTTGGTGACAAGAACTATCTTTCATTACAAGACGTACCTGTAGGAACTAAACCCAATGCAACTAATCCAGATCTTTATTGGGTACTAGATACAGGCAGAACTTTAAAAGATGTATTAGGTCGTTACAATGAAAACATTAGAATCAATGATGCTAACTTAAAAGAAGCGGCACGTATTGTACCTAAAGCAGGTTACGATACATCAGACTTATATGTTGTTCCTGGTTACGGTATATATGAAGCAAACAATGTATTATCAAACAAATTAAATCAGCCGGCACCCCCAACAGATGTTCGTGCATGGATGCCTGGCAACAGTGCATTAAGTGCAACCGGTGAAGTCATTACAATGAAAAGTGACAAATACAAAAATGAATCTACGGGTATTAGAATACCTAAAGAAGTCATGGAAGTAATGCAAATCAAACATGGAGAGCAAGGAATAGATTTAGATGCAATGATAGAAAAGTTTGTACAAGCGACTTTATCAATAGCAGTTGAATCTCCAGAAATGTCTCCTACAGGATCTGGTTCAGGGGCAGTAGAAGGAACAAAACTTCTCACAGTTAATATATCAGGGCCTGTTGTAGGTCCATACGGTACTGCTGATAACACTTACGCAACAGCAGACCAAGATCCAGTAGCACCAGGGTTCACAGGTACGGAACCATATGGTCCGAATACAATGGACTATCGTGCTGACTGTGATCCTAGATTTCAATTCATTGCACGTGCAACTCCAAGAGACTTTGGTTATACAACAGGTTACTTAAGTGGAGATGGTACTCCACCTAATGGTCTACCTTCAGGAGCAGGAATATCATTCCCATCATCACCGCAAGTGGGAGACTACTTCTTGCGAATAGACTATACACCAAATGTTTTATATCGTTGGTCAGGTACTCTTTGGTTAAGAGTTAGTGAAGATGTCAGAACAACAACAGGCTATACTGCCGCTGATACTTCGCAACTTTCAGGTTTTATTAATAACGAGGCGAATATTTTTGTAAATAACGATGGAGCAAATGTATCATCTGCTCAACCTCTAAGTTCTCTATTAAACATAGCACCAGATGCTAATCCACCAAGTGACGGGACATAATGGCACAATATTTTTACGATAATCAGATAAGAAGATTTTTATTACAGTTTGCTAAAATTTTTAGTAATTGGTATGTAACTCAAGGAAATGATCCTAACGGCAATCCTATATTAGTTAGAGTACCAATTCAATACGGTGACTCTAGTAGACAAGCCGCAACTATTATTGCGAACAACTCGGCATCCAACCTGCCCTCTGCACCTTTGATGACGTATTTTATTAACGGTTTAGAGTATGATCAGAAACGTACACAAGAGCCTTACTTTGTAGAGAAACAAAACATACGTCAAAGAAAATATGATTCTGGCTCACAGAATTACGGTGACGAACAGGGACAAGCATTTACTGTTGAGAAGTTGATGCCAGTACCATATACACTTCGATTACAAGTTGATTTTTGGACAACTAACTATCAGCAAAAATTAGAATTGATTGAGCAATTAGGAACATTGTTTAATCCTTCATTAGAAATTCAAAGTACAGATAATTTTGTAGACTGGACATCATTAACAATTGTATATCAGGATGGTTTAACATTCTCATCTCGTACTATTCCACAAGGAACCGGTAATCCAATTGATGTCATGTCATGGAAGTTCTACTTACCCATGTGGATTACTACATCTTCTAAACTTAAAAAGTATGGTGTTATTAATAAAGTTATCGCATCTATTTTTGATGGGAAAACATTACAAGATATGTCTGATGATGACTTGCTAATGGGAACAAGACAAAAGATTTCTCCATACGGATATCAAGTATTGTTTATAGGTAACTCATTACAATTGTTACCCCAAGATATACCTGAACAGCCATCTAATTTAACATTAGATAAACCAGTCAATCCAGATACTGATTTGTTTTGGACATCAATCTTAAATATGTATGGTGCTTATCGCCCTGGTATCTCACAGATTTGGTTAGACAATCCATATATGGAGACTGAGATTGTAGGAACAATAGTAGTTGATCCACTTGATGATCGTTATTTAATTTTTCAAGTTGACATAGATACTTTACCACAAAATACTTTAGAGCCAGTTAACTCAGTTATTAATCCACAAATTACAGGGCCCAACTCAGGCTTGCCCGGACCTGTTCCTAATGTCAGATATTTGTTAGTGAGTAACATTGCATCTGATACTGCATCATGGGGTACAATTATAGGAAGTCAGACAGGTAAATCAACTGCACCTGAATCGCAGGTTGCTACTACTCTAGCTCCAAATGTAAAATATCAAATTGCAACTTTAGGTACAACAGACTTTAGAAACTATGGCGCCGCAACTAATACTATCGGCACTCAATTTACAATGAACAATGTACAGCCAGAAGGCACCGGAACTGCATACACTGTAGTTGAAGCAGGTGCTAATGATATCTTACAATTTAATTCAGATATTATGACTTGGTTTGTTGCATTTGATGCGAGTATAAATTCCACATCGACTGCTTTAGAGTATCTTATTAATCTAACAACAGAAATTCAATATCGTTGGGCTGATACTCCCGCAGACTCTGTGCAACCCGGATTGCCTGCTCAATGGATGAAGTCATATGAAGGTTATTATAACGAAGGTGATTACAGTATAGTTATTTAAGGGCAACCCAGTCACTTACTAAATAACTGTATGATCATTATTAATCAATCTGCTGGTATTTTCTTTTACAGTAAATCAACTGCAAGATCACTTTATCTATTAAGAAACGAATCTAAAAATCCTACATGGTCTATCCCAGGCGGTAAGATTGAAAAGAACGAAACATTATTAACCGGCTTAAAAAGAGAATGCCAAGAAGAAATTGCATATTGGAAAGATGATTTGAAATTAGTTCCTGTTCAAAAATTTGTCAACGGAACATTCGCATATCATACATTCTTCTGTGAAGTAGAAGAAGAATTTTCACCACTTCTTAATAACGAACATTGTGGGTATGCTTGGGTAGGAGATGATCGCTATCCCAAACCTCTTCACCCCGGATTATTTTCTACAATTAGCCTAGATAATGTCGCAGAAAAGTTAGCAAGTCTTAAGAAGTTATGATCACTGTCATTGCTGTTGACGGGGCATTGGGAGAGATAGTAGCAGATATATTAAATGCTAATGACATTCCTGCTTCATATATGTCTTCTCCCGCACTTCGCATTACTGATAAAATTGTTTTTGTTACATATGGATTCGAAGGATTTCCATTCGTAATGACAAAACGATGGCTTGCATATAATGAAGAAGCATTTAATGATTGGAAACAACATTGGTTGGGCAGAATAGAAATTAACGATAGAGCAGATGTTACTCCTGAAGAATGGAAACATCATGTAACTAAAAGTTTAAAACATGTTGGCGTTTATTATCCTTATAATGGTATTCTGTCTACATTACTAGATGAAAACTCCGCACATGATTTAACTTACTGTGAGATAGAGTTAGATGCTCTCTTACATCGCCGCAGAGACGTTCTAAGAGACCTCAGTAGTTTTACTAATGCGAATATAGTCTTTGACTCAATTGATGATGTCGTTGATTCTACGCAGTCTGACGTACTACCCTGGATTTAACCCAAAAAGAAAGGGTGACTAGCACCCCTTCTTAACTTTTATATTACTTTAATGAGACATCCAGAACTCAATTACTGAGTACCCTAATGTTCCTGCTACCATACCTGCTCCGATAAGCATCCATCTCCAACGTTCCAGGGCTGTAATCTTAACAGCCATTTCATCGTGTGATGATTGATTAGATTTATTAAAATCAATCAGCATCTTATGAGTTGACGCATTACCTTCTTTTATCAAATCAGAATTAACTCTAATGTCTGCTTTGACGTCCTCAAGGGCAGTATCGAACTTAGTGTCGAGGTTTTTAAACTCGACTTTAAGTACAGCAATGTCAGTATCGTACTGTTGTAATTGCTTTTGTGCGTTACTTTGTGCCATTATCTGCTATGCCTCAATTATGCTGAAGGAAGTTTGATAACTGGTTTCACTGAACCAGCTAGTGGCGTACCAGCAATTGTTTCAAATGTTGCCTGCATTCCAGTCTGAGTAGCCTTAGTTAGAGGTGAACCACTATCATCATCGAATGGTAAACCATTAACATCAGATATAGACTCAATGTAAGTAGTCGCCGCATTAGTGTATGTGCCTTGTATGCTCATCTCACCAGCAAGTAAATCTGCTTGTGCTTTTTTAACTAAAGTACAAATACCTTGTCTTGTTTCTGGTCCGTTGCTTACTAAGTATTTTCTCTTACCTTTTTGACGTAAGATGTAAACTGCTTCATCAGCGGCTCCTTGAATCCCAGAATAGGCTGATTTAGTAAATGTTGATACTGCGCCTAATGTTAATTTTTCAATGTTAGCAGTTGATACAACAGTTGTTGTTGTCAATGCTAATGCTGTTCCACCTAATGTTGCTGAAACACTGAAAGTTGTTCCACTATCAATTGTTTTAACAAAGTAGGTAGTGTCTGCTGATAATCCACCGATCGTTGCCGCAAACCAAATTGGAGCATCTAAATCAAATGCCGCAGTTGAAGTAACTGTGATTAAGTCTGTGCCTGCGTCTGAACTTGCTGTTGCTGTTGATACAGTGTCTATAGATGCTACTGTACCTAATGGTACGTTAGCACTGCTTGATGCATATGATACTGAACCAGTACCTGCGCCAGCGGCTGTTGCTATGAATACTTCACCTAAGTTAGCACCTGTTGCTCCCATTGCGATCCATTGTGCCGCAGATGTTCCAACTGTGTTGTTGATTACATAAGTAACGCCAGTAACTAATGCACCGACTACGAAAGGTATATTGTCGCCAGTGAATGAAAGTTGCTCACCGACTGCTATGTTAACATCGAAGTCTGCGGTTTTGTCACCGTATACATCAGTTGTTGATGTGTCAAACCAGAAAGCTCCTGGATTAGCAATAGCAATTGCACCAAATGCAGTTAACTGTTTGCTATATTGTTGAGTGTCTCCACCGACTACGCCCATATCTTGAGGTGTGTCTGATGGATATCCTTCGTCAACTTGGTTAAAAGTTAGTATTACAGTTTGACCAGTTGTAGTTGATAATGTTGGTGATACATGAGGTTGTACTGACCAAGATTTGGTTAATGCTGTAAACGTAGTGCTTGAAAGTACTTCATCTACATAGTATGTTGTTCCACCAGTTAATCCACCTACTGTTGAAGCAGGTACAAATCTGTCACCTCGTGTTAAGTAAAACGTTGTGTCTACTGTGATTACATTTGTTGTCGCAGTCGTGTCTGTGAGCGGACCGCTAAACGATGCTTTTGCTATTTTTAATTTATTCGCCATTTTATTTTTCTCCTAAAGAATTAGTTAAGACGTTCTAGGTCACACGTTCGGTGGGAATATGCACCGCATGAGATTGTTTATAGAGTTTTCGA